GTCTCGGGAGAGACCGCCCCTGTCACTCTCGGCGCGGTCCTTGCGCCAGCAAACGCCGCCGTCTCGGGAGAGACCGCCCCTATCGCTCTTGGCGCAGTCCTGGCGGCGGCGAATGCGGCCGTCTCGGGTGAAACAGCGGCGTTTGCAGCGCCAGCAACAGCGCCCTTCGACACAGCCGTAGGCGTAGTAGCGGCATATTCGACTCGCAAGTTGCTTTCAGCCTATGCTGGTTCCGCGCTACGCGTTCGCCGCTCTTCGGATAATACCGAGCTTGATATCGGATTTGACGGAATTGGAAATCTTGATCAAACAGCTTTGACGACGTTCGTTGGGGCGAACAGCGGATTTGTCTCTGTCTGGTATGATCAAAGCGGGTCTGCACGAAATCTAGCGCAGGCCGTCACAACTTCACAGCTTCGTATCGTGAACGCTGGCGTTGTTGATACAATAAATACGCGGGTATCTCCTTATGCTCCGAACGGATCGCCAGCGTATGCGTATTCAAACGCAACAACATTCCTTAATAATAATAGAGCAGAATTTTTTCAAATAGGATCTTCTGACGTATACACAGCTCCTTTTGTAGCAAGATTTCTTAGTTTGTCCGTAACTGGAAGCTCAGATACCGCCGTAGGGGGTTTTGTAGCTTCTGAATTTAATAACGGTCCTCCAGCGCAGATCAGAACACAAATAAATACAGGTTCGTTAGTTACAACAGGCTATTTTAATGTAGCCGCTAACACGCTTGTATCTATATATACATCTGCAACGGCTACAGCGCTCAACATAGTTATAACTTCTGGAAGCGCAATAGCGGCATGGACTCCTGGAGTTCTTGCCGTAAATAATATAATGCTTGCTCAGGAAAGTCCAACAGGACCTGTGCAATGCGGAAAAGGCTATATGTCAGAATTTGTTCTGACAAGCGCTAACCAGACAACGCCAACGACATTCACCGCTGAGCAGAAAACTTACTGGGGCGCAGCGTAAAGGCTACGTAACACAGAGGAGCTATCCATGGTCGCGTTTAGTGCAATAGCGTCAGATTATATGCTTGATTGGCTCGTCGGTAAGACGACTCCGCCAGCCGTGGGAACCCGCTATTTGGACGCTCTAAACACTGGCGCGTCTCAAATGACAGCTATGACCGGCAGCGCGAATAGAATAGCCGTCGCGCCAGCGACGTATTTTGTGACGGCGGCGGCGGCGTCCAGCATAGCCAATACGGCTATTATCACATTTACCGCGAGTTCATCCGGCGCGGCTACGGTTAACCAGGTCGGATTGTACGACGCGCTTACTGCGGGCAACCAATATTCACTTGCCTCAGTAACGCCAAAAACTATCGCCACTGGCGATAGTTTAACAATACCAATCGGAAGTTTAACCTTTACCATTGGCTAAGGAGCCCTTATGGTCAATCACTCATTAGACGTAAACTTCGTATCAAATAGCAGCGCTGTTATCATGGCCCCCAGACAAACCGTGTTCAAAAACTTCGCTGTCACACCCGAAGGATATCTAATTATTAAGAATTTCCACCCGGATTTTCAAAAAAGACTTCAGGATGTCCTTCTGAACGAGAACCAGCCTTTCTCGCCAATTCTTCCTGTGTCGGGGGTTAATGCGCCGTAATGACGAAGCGGTTCTTCACCCGAGCCGTTGAAGACCCCATGCACCCGGACGCGCGGGCGATATGCATGCGCTGTGGCATGGTCTATAATCGCCAGGATCTTCGTCCTCAAATGAGGACGCCGCCAGGAACCTTGGTTCCGACCAAACTTTACGTTTGCGGCCCCTGCTACGACGACCCCGCGCCGTTCATGCGAACCGTTTGGTTCCCCGTGGACCCGCTCAATATTTCGTTTCCGTCGCCTGAGTCTTACGCGATTGACGAAGCGACGACTTGGACCTTGTCGAAGCCGGTCTGGGCGCCCGCCCTGTTCTGGGGACAGGCGACCCTGACCTGTATGTTGACGATTGACAAGACGCCAGTTGCGGCTCTGTCGGCGACCGGCGCGCTGTCGGCGCGGTTTACCATGAATTGGAACGCCGCGACCGCTTTGACCGCAAGCGCGGCGCTAACGTCAAGCATTTCAGTCAATTACGGTATCACTGCGCCCTTGGCGGCTGTCGGGTCCATAACCGTTGCGGTCGCCGCAAACTTGATATTAGCGGCCCCTTTGGCTGCGACCGGCGCGTTGACGGCCGCGCCGATCCGCGAAGCTATGTTGGCTGTCCCTCTGGTCGCAACTGGCGCTTTGTCGTCGGCCTTGACCTTTTATAACGGGATCACAGTAACACTTACCGCTACGTCAGCAATGACGGCGACTTTGACGCAATCTGTAAAGGTTTTTTTCACAACAGGCGCTGGAAGTTGGGTTTCAACAGGAACAGCTACGGCGACAACTGAGGCTGTAGGAAGCGGAGCGGGTGGGACGACGCCGACCGCTACTTTATATGGTCCTGGTGGAGGCGCAGGCGCTTACGCAACTTCAACGTCAGTCTCCATAACCAACGGTTCTACTTACTACTATTCAGTGGGAGCGCCAGGGGGGCCTGGCGGAGCTGGCTTTGATAGTTGGTTCAACACCGCGTCTAACGCCGCGCCGACGTTGGCGACGACTGGGAGTCTTGCCAAAGGCGGTTCTGCCGGTAACGCAACGACCGGCGCAGGCGGAGCGGGAGGCGTCGCGGTGTCATGCGTGGGCAATACAACGCGCGCCGGGGGCGCGGGCGGCGGTTCTTTATCTCTCTATGCTCTTGGTGGGGGCGGCGGGGGCGGGGGCGCGGGGCCAACGGGCGTAGGCGCGGTTGGAGGAACGTGTCCTTCCACGCTGAGTTCAGGCGGCGGCGGCGGCGGAGGCGGCGCGAATGGCGGCGCTGCGGGCGGGTCAGTCACGGGCGGGTCAAATAACGGCGCGGCGGGAGGCAACGGCAATGGTGGGTCGGGCGGGGGCGCCGCGAACGGCGGTGTAGGGACGCTCGGCGGCGGCGGTGGCGGTGGCAACGGCTCGGCGACAGTTGGGGGCGTTGCAGGGGGAGCGGGCGGAAAAGATTCGGCCTGGACAGCGGCGTATGGGTGCGGCGGCGGCGGAGGGGGCGGCGGAACCGGGGTTGGGACTGGCGGCGGCGGCGGCGCGGGATCGGCTTACGGGGGCGGGGGCGGGGGCGGCGGTTATTCGGCCACCACAAACGGAACGGGCGGCAGTGGCGGGGTCGGGATCGTCGTTATCAGCTTCACAGTGTAAGAGGATAAAGAGCAATGGCAGTCTTCACAGCGACCGTCTCCAGCACAATGTTGAATTGGCTTACTGGAAACACCACCCCAGCGGCAGTCGCGACCCGCTACATTTCAGTATGGAACGGGGACCCTCAGGGCGCGGGCGCTGAGGTTATTTCGACCATTACCGGGTCTGGAAACCGTATCAATATGACGGCGGCTGTACCAAGCACAGCGACGAACACCGCCGCGTCGAATTTGGACCTTGTGTTCACGACTGCGGCTGTCGGCGCGGCGACGGTGTCTTACGTCAGCATTAATTCGGCGATTACGGTCGGAACGTTGTACGCCAGCGGGCCGGTGACAACGCCGAAATCTGTTGCGATTGGCGACGGCTTACGTATCGTATCAGGAAGCTTAACGATAGCGATTAACTAAGGGATCGTTACATGGTTATGCATGATCTGGAAGTACACCTTAACGTTACAGCAGAAATGCTTGCAGATAAGTCTAATCCAGATCAGCTTCCGCAGGGCCTTTGGTTCCGTCATTTCAATGGATATACACTAACACCGTGGAATTCCATTGTTATAGACCCGAAAAGGATCAATCTGAATGGCCTACGATTACAACGGGTTTGTGACGGCCCTGGCCAGCAACATAGTCATAGCGACGACTAACGCTGACTTTGTTGCTCAGTTACCGAATTTTATCAACAATGCTGAATTAAGGATTTACCGCGACCTGGACTTACTTTCGACGGTATTCCGCGACCCGAACGGAACCGTGACGACAAACCAGCGCTCGGTCCCCCTCCCCTCCACTTTCGGGAGATTTATCGTGGTCGAGGGGGTCAACGTATTCGTCGGGTCCGCGCGCAACAACGCCCTGGTCCCCGTGTCCCGAGACTTTATCGACTATCTTTATCCGTCTGAGACCGCGCCCCTGACCACGTCGATCCCACGCGTTTTCGCCCGCGATACGGATCAATCCATTCTGATCGCCCCGGCTGCGGGGGCGGCGGCGAACGTCACAAGCGTTGAAATCGTTGGGACCATCCGCCCCACGCCTCTGTCCGCGTCAAATACAACGACCTTCATAAGTCAGTATTTGCCAGATTTGTTCATGGCGTCGGCTATGGTTCAGGCCGCTGGCTGGATGAAGAACTACGGCGCGCAATCGGACGATCCTAGACAAGCTCTATCGTGGGACGCCGTATATTCCGGTCTTTTACAGTCGGCGAAGATTGAAGAGAACCGGAAACGGTTCGAGTCCGGGTCTTGGACTGCAAAATCAACGCCAAGTTCTCAACCGGAGCGCGTCTAATGGGGTGGAACACAATATCGCTGAGTCCTGGCTTGAATACCCAGATCACGCCGGTTCAGGGGCGCGCTAACTACACGCAAACGCAGTTTATCCGTTTCAAAACGGGCCTGGCGCAAAAGCTCGGCGGCTGGGCGCGGTTCTATCCAACGAAGGTTGACGGTATACCCAAGGCCGCGCATGCCTGGGTTGACCTCGCTAATCTTCAACATTTCGCCATGGGGACAACGGCCGACTTGGACGTGATCACCGTTGGATCATACCAAGACGTTGCCCCACAGACGTTCACGACGAACGTCGCCGTCAACTTCGCAACAACAATCGGATCGCCGCTCGTAACCATTGTTGACAGCGCCGTCAGTAACATAACGACTTACGATTCGGTGTATTTCAACACGCCGATATCGGTCGGCGGCCTGATTTTGTCTGGCGTTTATCCGGTCACGGCGACGATCACTGCGACCTCGTATCAGATCACGGCGACGGCCAATGCGACCGCGACCGTGACCGCGCCTGGTGGGGCTTTGCCCACATTCACCACCACGTCGGGATCGGCGAACATAACCGTCGTCCTGACGGGGCACGGTCGATCAGCCGGGGACGATATCGTGTTCCCCCTTCCCACAACGGTTGGCGGGATCGTCATAACCGGCCGTTACGTGATCCAATCGATAGTAGACCCGAACACATTCATTATCACCGGGATCACCTCGGCCAGCGCCGCCGCTGGCCCCACGGCCATGAACGGCGGCAACGCTGGATACGTCTACTACATTGCGACCGGCCCCCAGGCTATCGCGGGAGGCTACGGGACCGGGACGTATGGGACCGGGGGCTATGGGACGGGGACCGCGATCACCGGCCAGACGGGGACCAATATCGCCGCGACCGATTGGTCTTTGGACCACTGGGGTGAATTGCTTCTGGCCTGCCCCGAGGGCGGCGGCCTCTATTACTGGGGTCCGTCGAGCGGCTACAAGAACATGTCTCTGGTTTCCACAGCCCCACCCTTCAACAATGGCATGTTTGTCAGTACAAGCCAACAGCTCGTAATCTGCTTTGGATCAACCCAGACAGCGTCCATAGGCGTTTACCAGGACCCGCTTCTGGTGAAGTGGTCTGACGTGCAGAACTTCTTTCAGTTCACGCCGTTGATCACAAACCAGGCCGGATCATATCGTCTTCCAAGCGGAAACAGAATAGTTGGCGGCGCGAGCACACAGCAACGTAACGTCCTTTGGACTGACACGGACTTTTATGTTTCGTCCTATATTGGAGCTACGCTTGTCTTCAACATGGTTAAGGCGGCGTCAGGGTCGGGCCTGATCGCGAAACACGCCCACGGCGAGGTTGACGACGTTGTCTATTGGATGGGGTCTCAAAACTTCTACATGTATGACGGCGGCGGGGCGCGCGCTATGCCATGCCCAGTTTGGGACGCGGTCTTCCAAGATTTAGATCGGGCTAACGCCACGAAGTGTCATGTAGGCGTAAATAAAGCCTTTACGGAAATTTGCTTCTGGTTCCCCTCATTATCCGGGGGGCTGGGAATTTGCGACAAAGTCGTCAAATATAACTACATGGAAAGAACGTGGGATTACTCTTCGTTACAGAGAAATCTCTGGATTGATTCCACAATATACCAGTACCCAATCGCTGCAACCAACGACGGTACTATATATTACCACGAACTCACCCAAGACGCTGACGGCGTCGCGCTGACGCCGAGCTTCACCACGGGCTATTTCTATATCGGCGAGGGCGAAGACAAGTTCGTTATCGACAGGATTTATCCTGACTTTCGCTGGGGGCAGTACGGCGGGACGCAAAACGCGATCTTGAACTTCACGTTCTCGGTTCTCGAAGACGTTAACCGGCCCGCCACGGTATATGGACCGTTCGCGGTGAACATAAACACGCAAGAAATAGAGTTTCGCATGCGCGGACGGCAGATAGCCGTGACTGTGCAAGGCAACGATATTGGTTCTTTTTGGCGGCTCGGCGCTATTCGTTTCCGCGTCGCCGCTGACGGTAGGAGCGGCGGGTAATGGCTGACGAAAATTTCAGCATGCGACAGACGTTCGTTATGGCCGGGCAAGACGACATGCTTGCGCAAGTCGCCGGACACAACGCCAACATGGCGCAATTGACGAAAGTGTTCACGACTCGGTTCGCGTTGAGCAGCTTCACCGGAACGTTCAACATGACTGCGACCGCGACGATTACGGTCCCCGACGCCAATATCAAGGCGGCCTCGGTCATTCTCTTTGTTCCGACCAACGCCGCCGCCGCCCAGCTCCAGGGATCGGCGAAACAGCTCTATGTCTCAACCAAGGCGGCCGGGACCAACTTCGTCGCGGCGACCGGAAACGCCGTGGCGGCGGCTGGGACCGAGACGTTTGGCTACGTCATTTTGAACGTGGGGTGATCCAATGCCTTTAATCAAAAGCAGCTCTAAGGCAGCCGTTTCAAAAAACATAAGCGAAATGGTCCATGCTGGCCACCCGCAGAACCAGGCCATAGCCGCCGCGCTGGATACAGCCAGGCGCGCCAAGAGCAAGGGGAAGGCCGGGGGCGGCCCTATGGGCATGCCGCCAGGCCTGAAAATGCCGGGACAGAACAATGATCAGCAGGACAAGGGGCGGGGCGGCCCTACGGTCAACCCTCCGGCTATCGCGCATGTCCCATGGCGGATCAAGGCCCCGAACTCCACAGCCGCGTCCATAAAGGCCCCCTCTATTGCGCCTGGCGCGCTTATCGGCCCGACGC